GTGCAAGGGCAGATGGAGAACTCCAATCTTGTGCTGTCTTCCGCTAACCCTACATAATACTGAGAGGAAATAAAAATGAGTCAATTAAGAACCAACAGTATAGTTCCAGTAGGGGGCATTCCAGCAGGTGCGAGTGGTGGGGGTATTATACAATGTGTTCAGACAGTAAAGACTGATACGTTTAGTTCTAATAGTACAACTAACTTTGTAGACATTACTGGAATGTCTGTATCTATAACTCCAAGAAGTGCTTCAAATAAAGTAATTATTGTCTATAACGTTTGTACAAGTATTGTTAATGGTGGATATGTCTGTCATCTTCGCCTTGTAAGAGGGACTACAGATATCGCTCAAGGTACATCGTCTGGAAATATAATAAGTGGTACAACATCTGCATATTCTTCATCAAGTGCTGGCGAATATCCAATGTATGTTCAAAGTATGACTTTTATAGATTCACCATCTACTACATCATCAACTACATACAAACTACAAGCTCGTGGATGGAATTTTTCTTCTGGATTTTTTTACATTAATAATTCCGCAGCAGAATCTAATACAGTAAACTTCACTAGAACGATTTCAACAATTATAGCATATGAGGTGTCAGGATAATGGATATTTCAAAAGCACTTTTAGAACTTTCTCCAGGAGCAGAGTGGTCAATAAACAATAATGATTATAATCAAATCACTTGGTTATCATCAGACATTCCAAAACCCACAAGAGCACAAGTAGAAGCAAAGATACAAGAACTCAAAGCAGCAGAACCAATGAGACTTCTGCGTGTAGAAAGAGATAGACTCCTCGCAGAAACTGATTGGTGGGCAGTATCAGACCGCACGATGACTTCAGAGCAATCAGCATATCGTCAAGCATTAAGAGACCTTCCAGACACTGCGACTCCAGTTCTAGACCCCACAAGTCGTTTAGGTATCTCTGGTGTTGATTGGCCAGTTAAACCATAAGGAGGAATTATGAGCACTCTACGCTGTACAAATCTTCAAGACACTTCTGGCGGTAATTCACTGACGACTGCTCAGATTTATAATGGTTCTGTAAAGGCGTGGGTTCAATGGGGAGCAGCATCGGGAACACCATCAATTCGGTCTAGTTATAATGTATCTTCATTGACTGATGATGGTGTGGGAATTTTTAGAATGAATTTTACGACAAGCTTTTCTGATACTAATTATGTTGGTGCTGGAAATGCCGGATCTAATACTACTATTGGTGGGCATTATGAATGTATAATATGGACAGGAACAACTTCTTATGCTTGGATAAGGACTCATTGGCAAGGAACTCAATATGATTTAGATTATTGTGGTGCTCTTGTTATCCGCTAACCCCACCAACATTCAAATCTTTCAGTTTTTGACCCCTTGACACCTGACTCAAAATCCCTTATAATATTCAAGTCTTCAACATCCTTGTAACTTTGGGAATGAAGACCCTCTCTGTGGTGGGAGAGGTGAGTTGGTGGTATAATGAGGAGGGTGTTTATACCCTCCTTTTTTCTATTATAAATTATTATAAATTATTATAAAATCATAACAAATTATGAACTTTACCGTATATTCAAAAGAAGGATGCGAATATTGTTACAAGGTCAAACAAGTATTAGAATTGACAGGAAGTAACTTTGTAGTGTATAATCTTAACGAGCACTTTACCAAAGATGAGTTTTATGCCGAGTTTGGCGAAGGCTCTACTTTCCCACAAGTTATCTGTGATGATAAGAAATTAGGAGGATCCGTTGACACAATCAAATTCCTCAAGGAACAACAAATCATCAAGTCCTGACCTAAATAAAAGGGAAGACCACTTTAATCGTGGTGTTGAACTTATACTTAATGGAGGAAAAAGAAAGCAGACTCAACCGTTCCACATCATCTTTGAGAAGATGGTTTGCTTTCTGAATCGGGAAGTAACCGTCTATTTTGAATTTTCCTTTAAGTCAAGGAAAAGAAAAGTAGTTTCCCGAGGTAAAAGAAATGTTAGCAGTTAGTTTAGTCTTTGGTTCCTTTCTAACCGTTTTGTTTCTAATAGTGGGAGTAATGGCAGGTTGGGTAGCAAGAGAATATATGATGAACTATCGGGAAATTCCACGACCTCATCCCGAGTTCTTTGATCAAAACGGGAACATAGTGCCCGACGAGGTTATAGCTTTTAATTTTGAAAACTATTATGACAACGACGACACAGAAGAAGACAACGACGAGTAAGGCACAACCAAAAACGGTCAAGGTCACTCCAATTCCAGAATTACCCAATAATCCTTTCTCATTTGAAGTATTAGATCTTGTATCAAAACAGAGATCTAACGTCAAAAAAGTAGAAGTTCTCAAAAAGTATGAGCACATCTCTCTGAAGTCTCTATTTGTTTGGAACTTTGACGAGTCTATCATTTCCGTTCTTCCAGAAGGTGCTGTCCCTTATTCTGGATACGCAGATCAAACTTCTTATAATGGATCTCTCTCCACAAAGATCACTGAAGAAGTCCGTAAAATGCACGAGACTGGATCATTCTCTCTTGGTGCGAGTGATAAGCAAGGTCACACCACGATTCGCAGAGAGTATGTGAACTTCTATCACTTCATCAAAGGCGGTAATGATTCACTGAATAACATTCGTCGTGAGACAATGTTCATCAATATTCTTGAGGGACTTCATCCTCTTGAGGCAGAGATCGTTTGCCTTTGTAAGGATAAGAAACTTTCCGAGAAGTATAATATCACCAAAGAAGTCGTAGCGGAGGCATATCCTGATATTCAATGGGGTAATCGTTCGTGAGTCAAGTTGTTGATAAAGCACAGGAAACGCATATGGACCATTGGACACCAGCAGAAAAAGAAACTTGTAAGTCACGCTACGGTTGTGACATTATCGTTGAAAATGGTTCGTATGCCGAAGTCTGCACCAAAGAAGCACCTAGAGATGCTTATATCGTCAAGTATCTTGTTGATGATAGGATTTGTTTTGACCTGACCAAAGGTAGCAGAAGCAAACTGTTTGATATGTACTGGGATAAGTTTCGTGAGAACCTGAAGAGCATTGACTTTGGATTCGGTACAATCAATCCAAAGACGTGGGGTTATCAGGCACCCAAAACCAAAAAGCGGAAGTAATTTCCCATATCGGGGGAAAATTTCCCGGCAAAATTTTGAGTTCTTAAAGTTTTATAAAACCGTATCATATTATACAAACAAAAATTGATAAATATCCGCGAAAGGGAGTATAATACTCTCATCGTTCATCTGGAAACAGACGGAAGTAAGCCGACTCGGAACGGATTTCGTTCATCTATGGAAGCACTCATTTTAACTTGCCTACAAGCACAGTTGATTGTTGGGAGAGTTCATAAACAATATCTCTCTCCTCAACAAAAGAATGATTTGATATGGGAAATCAAACAAATTGCCCCCAAAGAGTGTAAAATAGACGCAAAAGTTGACTGAAGGAACGCCACCTCACCCATAAAGTAAAGGAGCAAACCTAATGACAACAGCAACCTATCGCGGTGTCAAGTACAACGTAGAAGATCGCAAGATCAACGTTCTTCAATTGATTAAAGAACAGATTGAAAAAGAACAACGTCGTAAAGAAGCACAGTTGGCAGCAATCAAATAATATTAAAGGAGGGTTGATCCCCTCCTTTTTTTATGTTATGATGTGTTCAGTGAAAAGTATTCTATGGACAAAGACAAACTAAAACTTATCGTCCGTAATCTTGAACTTCTTGTTGATTCGCTAAAAGCGGAAATCTACTCTGATGTTTCTGCTTATAAAGCACCACAAAAAACAACAGAAAGATTTGTAGATTATGATGAACTTTATGACGATGACGATGGATACGCAGACTAAAAAAGCAAAAGAACTCTTGAAATTGATGAAGCGATTGGTCGCTCAAAATCATATGTATAGCGAAGAAGAACTTCGTGAAATGAAAAGAAGACTTCGTGAGGCAGAAGAAGAAGTCGCAAAACTAGAAGCACACACATCAAAAGGATTTGGAAAGAAATGACTGTAAAACTTATCAGTGTAACTCCCGATGCAGAACAAACAATGGCATATATTGCTAGAGTTTCTAATCCAGCGAATCAAGATTCTGAAAACTATGCGGGTTTGCTACGTTATTGTATTAAGCACAATCATTGGTCTGTTTTTGAGCAGTCGTTTATGAGTCTTGAAATTGAGACGAATCGTGGTATCGCAGCACAAATTCTGCGACATCGTTCATTTACATTTCAAGAGTTTTCTCAACGCTATGCTGATACCAATTTGATTACAGAAAATATTCCTATTCCCGATCTTCGTAGGCAAGACACCAAAAATCGTCAGAACTCCATTGATGATCTTGGTGACTATGTAAAACTCAAGTTTCAGGCAGAAATTTCTGAACTCTTTACGCACTCTAATAACCTCTACAAGCGAATGTTGGAAGCAGGTGTGGCAAAAGAGTGTGCGAGGTTTGTATTGCCCCTAGCGACGCCTACACGCATCTATATGACGGGATCCTGCCGTAGTTGGATTCATTATATCAATCTTCGTTCTGCTAACGGAACTCAAAAGGAGCATATGGATATTGCTCTGGAATGTAAGAAGGTGTTTTCCGAACAATTCCCAACCGTGGCAGAAGCCCTTGAGTGGGTCTAAATAAATTATCTTGAATTCGTAACTTTATGCCCACGTATCGCTTTGAAAATATTGAAACTGGAGAAATCTTTGAGAAATGGATGCTTATGGCAGAAAAAGAACCATATCTCAAAGAAAATCCTCATCTCAAACCCCTCATTCCAACACAAATGAATGTTGGGGAAATCGGAGATTGGAGGAACAAATTAACCTCCAAGCACCCTTCGTGGAATACTGTACTAGAAAAAGCTCAGAAGGCACCAGGATCAACCGTAAAAAAACTCTAATATGGCAAGAAGAAAAAGAGGCAACGTAGAACAACCCATCGGAGTTGGTCTGACCGCGAAACAAATGAAGAGGAAAAAACCATTAAGCTCCGATTATTTGGTTGATATTGATCCCTTGACAGATAATCAAAGGAGATTGTTTGAATCCTATGCCGCTGGTAAACATCTAGTTGCCTATGGTTGTGCTGGAACTGGTAAGACC